CTCATCTGCGGAACGCGTCTGTTTCTCCACGTAGGTGGTTTTCATTGACTTGCACTTGCCACACTTGAACATCCCGTCCTCGTATTCCTCGGGCCTCTTCTCGACCACCTCCTTCTTGGGTTCCTGATACCAAAGATCCCATATCTCCTTGGAGTCGAAGGTGTTTGGTTTGAGTTCACCACTCTTGATTCTGTCCAGGAACTTTGACTTGTCGTTGTTGCGGATCGCGTAGATCAGAGATCTCATCCGGTTCGCGTAGAGGCGTTTGAAATCTGGATTTTTCCAGTTTGCCCGTGTGTCGTTCTCGCTGATGACCGTGACGTTTTTGAAAGGCTTTGGCACCTCGACCATGTAGTCGCTCAGGTTCGATGAAATGTGTTCCGATATCTTGGCATGCTCGGCTTTGAGTTCGTCGTTCGCATGTTTCTTGTCCAAGACTGATGCCCTTTCAGCGCGCACCCAACACTCTTTGGAATTGATGAAGATGTCTCGCTGTATCTGAACCAACTTGGTCATCGTATCTCTGCGAACTTGTGTGAGTTTCTCGTGTATCTTTTCCATCTTGCCGAAACGTTTCATGTTCAGAAGGTGTAAAAGTCTCTTGAGAATGCGCTTCCTCTTGGGGATATCAGGAAGGTCGAGGTATTCTTCTTCCTGGCCTATGAAGACCTTGGGCTTGAAAGAAGGTCTGCGAATGAAGTAGCGTTCAAGTTTTTGATTGATCATTGACAGACCCTTCATCTCATTTTCCATCTCGTCAATGTCTTTCTTGACCAAAGTAAGAAGTCGCTTGAGTCGTGTCTGATCAAGAAGCCTTTTGCTGACCTTTTTGATAGGTGGCACAAATGTTTCACCAACCATCTTGTCCCTGATAGCCAGAAGGCGTTCCTGCTTCTCCACCAGTGGTGTCTTGCGCTTGACCACTCCGCTGTCGGTGACGTCAAATATGTAGTTCCTCTTGGCGAGATACTCCGTCCAAACCTTTGAGTTGAACTTTTGTAGCTCCTTCAGGTTTTCGTTCACGTTGCCGGGTTTCATTTGCTTGATGCACCAGTTCTTGGCGCCCTTGCTGAGATGAGTGGCCAGCGCGTCTGCCTTGGTCTCGCTCACCAACCCAGAGTCAATGAGTGCGGTCGTCGCAAGCGCGATGGATTTGGTCTCCATTGTGTCGGATGTCCAAGTGAGCATTATTTTTCTTCCTGAATAATTATTTCAACTTCTTCACCTGGAGGGCTTGAGAGTTCTTATTGCGCCTGACTTCGTTGGGATCCTGACCGGGTTTGGTGGCGCCTCCTGCCTTTTTGTAGGTCTTCTGATGGAGGCTCCAGAATTGTTGAGATCCCACACGGAAGTTCTGATGGATCTTGGCCTTGTACCAGAACACACAGTCCTCGATCCGATTGGACTTGCTGGTGTTGTCCAGAACCAGTACCTCGTAATTTTCGGTGCACGCCGTCATCACCTGATTGAACATATCGAAGTTGGGGAAAATCCCAAAGAACGCCTTGTACAACTTTTCTCTGTTCTGAATCACATTTTCTCGCGCGATGAATACATAGTCGACGTTGGCGCGGAGATCAGGACTGAGATCCATGCAGTACTGCATCGTCAACATGAAAAAGATCTTCCAGTGACGACCGTTCATGAAGCACTGGCGAATACAGGCATCCTTCAAGAAACGTCGATCGTACATACAATCGTCCATAAGAATGAAAGCACCAATGTCCCTGGATGTCAGTTCCTTCTTTCCTGGTGGCGGCTTCATATTCACCATCTTCCTCTGCCTGTCGATGACTCTCTCTATGATGTCCTTGTCATATTCACCGTAGATGAACAAGTCTGGAATGAATTGCTGATACCAGTGGTTGCCTTCCTCGGTCGCCGACATCACCACGCCCGCCGGAAGATGCTTTTTGTGATAGAGGATGTCCGTCACCAACGTCGACTTCCCTGTGCCTCGCTTTCCTATGAATACACAAACCTTGTCGTCACCCATTGAAGCGGGATTGAATTTTTTGAGTTGAATGTTCATGTCTATTAGTCGTATGTATTTTTTCAATTCTTTTTTTGACACATCATAATAGTATGCGGCTTGCCGTCACAGGATACCATGACACCTTTTTGACAGGTGATCCACAACAAAGTTTCTATCAAAAAGTATTTACAAAACGTTCGGGATACACGACAGAGAACCTTCGTCTGGCGTTTGGATCAGATATTAACTATGGAAGAACATCGATTTGTACAATAGAAAATGATACATGTGACATTATTACATCTTTTCTCGTGAATTTCAGTTTCGTTGAATCTCAAACTGTTCCACAAGATGCAGGCCATGCCTTCATAGAGCGTGCAGAATTGTTAGTCGGTGGGCAGACTATAGTCAGCATGACCGGAGAGTATATGGCGGTTATATCGGATATCACAGACACACAGAGAAAGCGAAACAGCAATGACGCCATTCTTAAACGCAATGTCACACCCACTAGTTATGGAACAACATCCGTCACGAAACAATTCTTGGTTGAAATACCATTCTTTGGAAAGGGATATGCTAATTCGTTTCCTCTTCTGGCTCTTGGCAGACACACTATTGAAGTCAAGATAACACTTAGAACGCAAGAGGAATTAGGTAACCTTCCTGTGCCAGATGTCGCGCTCGATCTACAGGCTGTCTACCTGAATGAAGAACATCGCAAGTTTTTCCTTGGAAAGCAATTGGACTATACCATATCGCAAGTACAACTTGCCAGAATCACTTTGGGTGACCTTAATCAAATACGCTTCAAAACTGAATTCGAAAATCCCGTAAAAGAAATGATATTGATCGTACAAAATGATTCTGGAACCAGAGGCGTGTTTGACTATAGTTCAGAAGCAAGCACAAGTTACGTAAGCTATTCCAATGATCAAGTGGTCAGGTGGCGACTGTTCTTGAACGGTCAAGTTTATTTTGACCTAGATCAAATGAACATGAGAGCTATCCAACCTTACAATTACTACACTCAAACGCCAAGTTACAAGATAAACATATTCAACGTGGGTGAAGGAACTGTTAACATGAGCCGTATTTCCAGTCAGATTTTCGATCTATTATTGGTCAATAATAGCATATCGCGTAAAGCAAGACTCTACGCGGTAAACTATAACATTTTCCGCTGCCAAGGCGGACTCGGCGGAACATTGTTCGTCTAATCAAGCTTGATCTCCCGGCGCTTCTTGTCCGAAGTTCGCATCTTGAAGAAGAGCTTGAGCACACCATCAATGTAACTCGCCTTGTACCCCTCATCCGATACATCCACGTAACTGGGCAAATCGAATGAGGCACTTCGGTTCTCACCGTATGCCACCGTCACCTCGTGATCATCAGAAGAAAGGGTGATATGAATGTTGTCCTTGCCCACTCCGGGCAGGTGCATCTCAATCTCGAAACCCTCATCCGTGGTGTGGGTACGCTTGTATAGATATCTGTCAGCCAATTTATTATTAAACTGCTTCTCCATGTTAGGAAGCTCATTCAGAACCTTGGACGTAGTGTCCAGAAGGTCATAAAGATCGCCATGCCGAAGAAAAGGTAAAAAAGCCATTGTACTTTATCTTGGAATCTTTTCTTTAATTATTTTCCACTCCTCCCAGTTAGGGGATCGGGTGTCCGCCACACAGACCTCCGCGATCAAACGGATCGGGGTGGGATACACTGAATACACCTTGTCGTAAGGATAGAACGAATACCTGTGACTCATGTGAGGCGTGTGGTGAATGTCCAGATCCTCTACGTCACACTCCCATCCAAGCGCGTGCAGTGGATCAACCACGTACTGCTTTCCAATCTTTCCGTATGGCTTGAAATTCACAACATCATAGAGACGTCCAAGGTTGTCAGGATCAGGTACGGTCGCATGATTGGTCGAGATGGTTATGTGTGGGATGTGCCTAAACTTGTAGACCCTGGTCAGAAGACGATGATTCAGTGGCACAAGCCAGACAGAATAACCATACATTACTATATATGGAAGATCTTTCTTTAAGACAGAAGGTGGGCGTGGCCATCGCTGTTGCTCCGACCATATTGATGTTCGGACCCCTTCCGCTCGTCCTGATGTCAGGAGATTTCTTCATGCGTCAAATAGTTAAACATAAACTCCAAGATAACAATGTGAAGGTCAAGCCGAGGTAGCCTCTTAGGAGTGGATTGCCTGGGTGATTTCACATTGTTCTCCGGTAGCTCATTAGGTAGAGCGCAAGACTGTTAATCTTGAGGTGATGGGATCGAAACCCATTCGGAGAGTTTTTTATTATTTTTTAAAATTATTACCATTATTCTAAAAAGTAAGACTAAATGTAACCCGTGAACCACATTCTGTAGAACCGGATTTCTTCACAATTGTATTTTTATAGTGTTTTATTTCTTTAATTACTTGTCAACAAAGTACCTGCGGGCCAGATAGAAACCGACCGCGACGATAAGACCACTGACAGCCAGTCCGGCCATGCTACGAGATCCATCCTTGGACATAAAGTTTGGGATGTAAATAGCCAACTTCGCCTGAACTTCAGGATAGAATACCAGGGCGACAAGGATAGCCACGATCACAGCCTCGTATTGCTCCTTGGTCAGACCAAGAGGATACTTCTTCTCCTCAACCACCACCACGGGCGTGGTAGCTTCTGGAGAAGGCGGTTTTTGTTGCGCCTGTTGTGCGGGCTGAGCCATGAGCATCTCATGGGGAGCCACGGACGCCTGAGGAGGGATGACTGTATGCATATCGCCTGACATCATATTGTTCATAGGCTCCTCATATTCGAGTTCCGAGATTGGAGTGGAAAATGCCATACTAGTAAGCATTGGGTTTCCTTGTTGTTTATCATCATTATTTTTTCGGTCTATCACAGTTCGTTGAGCATCATATCCTGTATCCCTTTCTTTAGAATTTCCAGGTTTCGGTACAGTTAGTCCTGCACCAACACCAGCGCCATTGTCCGGTATGGAAGGATTGTAGGTCAGAGGTGTACCACCACCACCACCGGCATTCAAGTCATACATTTCCATTTCTAATATTAAAAAATAATCATTTGAGACTACACTGACGCATTTTCTGCATAGCACGTTGTCTTTGCCATGTCACCTGCGTCTCAGTAATATTCATGGCTTGTGCAACCTGAAAAACACTCATGTTGTGTATGTAAAGACAAACGATGATAACCCTCTGTTTTTGGTTCAAACAAGACATTATATCTTCTGCCTTGTTTAAATCTTCTGATTCTGGTTCGGGGTTGTATACCTCCGCGACCGGTAGATAGTCCATAGCTTTTCTGGTCTTCTGAACGTATCTTGACATGTATGACTTTATCCAAGGATAGGCATAGGTTGACAGCTTGACTCCCTTCGATGGATCGTATTTCACAATCGCGCGGTGTAGCCCCAACGTCCCTTCCTGAACGAGATCCTTTCTAGAAATACCAGGTCGCTGGTATCTATAGGAAAGCTTGTGAACCAATCCGAGGTTCTGATGAACAACGTCAGTAGTGGTCTTCATCTTTTTCTAGATTCCGCCCTTTTCTTTAAACGAAGATCACTCGAGTGACCACACCCACGCTTGCGACAGTTGGTTGCCTTGGGCGGAAGGCGGGCATAGCACCTACGACATACCTTCTTGTCGCAATTGTACTTTCTCGCCAACAGGATCAACGAAGGCTCGATCATCCCACCGCGCAGACGAAGCACCAGATGGAGAGTGGACTCCTTCTGGATGTTGTAGTCCGAAAGGGTCCGACCGTCCTCCAACTGCTTTCCTGCGAAGATCAACCGCTGCTGATCCGGTGGGATTCCTTCCTTGTCTTGAATCTTGGCCTTCACGTTGTCAATGGAATCCGATGAATCAACCTCTAGCGTAATAGTTTTTCCTGTCAATGTCTTCACGAAGATCTGCATCCTTAATATTAATCTCCAGAATTATAAATGATTGGCGTCGTCGCCTTAACTACCTTTTTGGTATTCTTCATTGAAGGGCTTGTGCATTACAACATTGGTAAGAATAAGTTGACCAAGTTGCAGTTTCCTCAGGGTCGGGAGATCTTCCAGTGGATCTTCACACTGACCTTCTTCAGTCTGCTGAACGGCGTCCTGGCATCCTACGCCGAGGAGGTCGTGTAACGTGAACTTCGCATAAGTTTCCATAGTATGATGATCAATATGGTGATGGTAATCATATGAATAATTGCCGTACAAGTTAAATAATAGGTTAGATGTAATCTAAGTGGTTTCCACAGACGCGTGTGTATGTCTGGGTGACTGAAAATCATTTCTAGCGCTTGAGTAGTTAAATCCTGTTCCTCTTCCTTGCTCATGGACAAGTTTCTTAAAACCAAA